GCCGCCCCCGGTGAGTCAAGCGGCTACGGGTTCGCGCACGGTCAATTCAGCGTCCTTTGTGATGTCTCCATCAATGCGGACGATGTACTTAGCGCCCTCGAAAACGCCCTCACGATGACCGTTTTCACATTCAATGAAAGCGTCCATAAGGTACTCCGCGCCGCCGTCTGTTTTGTGGTAGTAAAGTTTCATCGTAATCACCTCTCCTGATTGAATTGAACAACTAAAAAGCCGGTTGAATGTCGTCCCGCTCACGCGGGGGTTAGGAATGGATTGTGATCTCATCTTTTGCGGCGCACGTATGGCCTAGATGGGCGATACGAAGGTAGACTTGGCCGGCAGGTTCATTGTATTTTGAAACGGACTCAACAAAGCCCGTCCAGGTGGGCAGACCGCGCTTAGTGCCGTCTATCGTGACCTTCTCTCCGACTTTGGGAATCCAGCGTTTCATGGCGTAAACCTTTCTGGTTACTATGGTTAGGTGCAATATTGCATCAGGCGGAGCGTGGCGGAGGCGGATAAGCAAGCCAAAGCTCTACAGTAGCCTTTGCGGGCTTAACTTTGCGCTGCTCTAGCAGTTCGATGGCCCTGTCTTTGGTAATGCGGTGTTGGCGCATGAGGAGTTTATAAACAGAACACACGCGCAAATACTTCCTATCGAGTTTGCCGTCAATCGTTTGGTGAAAGAGGTCTGTCATGGTTTTTATCTCCTTACATCTGAGTACGGTTATGCTGACTTCTTTGGTTGATTCCACTTTGGTGAGTGGCAATAGGGGCATTGTCTTGGAGCAGCTGTCCGCTGAGTCCATTTGTAGCCGCACCGTTTACATTCACATTGCCCGGTATTTGGTGTTTGCTTCATGTTCTAATCATACTCATATTCATAATCATGTCAAGAGAAAAATTAGGCTAATAGAATCATGCACTTATAACGTTTTCCAGAAAGATTTGCACAGGTATGGATATGCAGTGATAGAATAACCCTATGCCAGCTAAAGGATTAACAAAACGGCAAGAGGTTTTTATAGCTGAGTATTGTGTCCATTTAGATGCCACAAATGCAGCAATCAAAGCGGGTTACAGCAAAAAGTCTGCAATGTGCCAAGGAAGTCAACTCCTAGCGAATCCTAAAGTTAAGGCCGAAATAGCTAAAAAAATGGGCAAAAGATGCGGGAAACTGGAGATTACCTCTGAAAACGTTCTCCAAGAACTCGCCAAACTCGCGTTCTATGATCCTGGGGCATTGCTTGAACCTGATGGCAGTATGAAGCAAATCAAGGACATAGACGACGTAACGCGCATGGCCGTGGCCGGGATGGAAGTGGTGGAGTTGTTTGAGGGAACGGGCGATCAGAAACACGCTTATGGGCTGTGCAAGAAGATCAAGCTGGCCGACAAGGGGCAGAATCTTGAGCGATTGGGGCGGTATTTGAAGCTGTTCACGGACAAGATTGAGGTCGATGCAACGGGGAATCTGGCCGAAATGATAGCTAAAGCGAGAAAAAGGGCAAAATAGCCGCGAAGTAGTAAACAGTTAAGTTATTGATAAATATAGAAGCGGTGTCGCAAAACGCGGGGGTGAATGTTTACTACCATTTGAGGCTAAATGTTTACCAATGAGTAAAGCCGAGTCGCAGCTAATCGAAGACATAGGCCGGTATTGCAATGACCCTCTAGGTTTCGTTCGCTATGCCTTCCCGTGGTCTGAATCGGGCGACCTTGAAGAGTCTGGCGGTCCGCGTCAATGGCAGGGCGATATATTAGAAATCATAGGCCAGCATCTTCGCGGGCCGGATCGGTTTACTCCGTTCAATCTTGCAGTGTCATCCGGTCACGGAATAGGCAAGTCTGCGCTTATCGCCATGATCTGCAACTGGGCAATGAGTACGTGCGAGGATTGCCGGGTTGTGATGACAGCGAACACCGAGGCGCAGCTTAGGACAAAGACCTGGCCGGAGTGCAGTAAGTGGTTCAAGCTGGCGATTAACGCGCACTGGTGGACGCCGGGGGCAACGACGATCAGCGTCAAGCAGCCTGGACACGAGCGGTTATGGCGCGTTGACGCGATCCCGTGGTCAGAGACGAACACTGAGGCGTTTGCAGGCTTGCACAATAAAGGCAAGCGCATTGTGGTGCTATTCGATGAGGGCAGCGCGATTGCAGATGAGATTTGGCAGGTAACTGAAGGTGCTCTGACCGACGCGGAGACGGAGATTCTTTGGATTGTCTTTGGCAATCCGACGCGCAATACGGGCAGGTTCCGGGAGTGCTTTGGCCGGTACAAGCACAGATGGATAACGCGCCAGATCGACTCGCGGGGCATTGAGGGGACGAACAAAGAACAGCTAGATAAGTGGATTGCAGACTACGGAGAAGACTCGGACTTTTGCCGGGTACGCGTTCGCGGGGAGTTTCCGCGGGCGGGATCGACTCAGTTCATTGCCGGGGATGTAGTAGCAGCGGCGCGTAAGCGGACGGTAGAGCCTAGTGGCTGGAAGATAATCAGCGTGGATGTGGCTCGATTTGGAGACGATCAAACAGTCATCGGTCTACGGCAAGGGCATAAACTGACTATTTTAGAGAAGCTGCGCGGACAGGACACGATGCAGGTAGCGATGCGGGTGTGCGCCCAGATGAAAGAGCATACGCCGCGTTCGACGGTAATTGACGGGGATGGCGTAGGAGCCGGCGTGGTCGATTACGTCAAGCTGCATATGGAGAAGTGGTTTAAGGACCACGCGCCATGCAGGTTGATGGATTACCATGGTGGTGGCAAGCCGGACGACCCGGAAATGTACTTCAATGCGCGGGCGGAGAACTGGGGCCGGATGAGGGCTTGGCTGGCGGAGGCCGACATTCCTGATGACCCGGAACTTGACGCAGACCTGACGGGGATCGAGTATAGCTTTAGCTCTAAAAACCAGATACAGCTTGAAAAGAAAGAGGATTTGAAGAAACGCGGGCTTGCGTCTCCTGACATTGGTGATATGATGGCTATGAGTTTCGCCCCGCATCCGGCAGCAAAGACGCGGGATGAGCTATTATCAGAAGAGATTGCGGCAACGGTGGACCCGATGCAGGTACACTTCAAGCGGCTGGCAGAGACAGAACGGCGGCGCAGAGAAGCACAGCCGCAGAACTGGTGGGATTGATGAGCTGGCTACGCAGCAGGCTCCGCGCATGGTTGGGGATCAATGATGATTTCATCCTCGCCGACCGCAGAATGGATAAATGGGCAGAGCGCATAATTGCTGCCGAGCGTGAACTTGAATCCTTCAAGTCCGCCCTGAAAGCCCGCGCCGCCGAATCCCGGCAGAAACCGGCGTATACTGATTTTGAGAGCAGCCAACAGGCAGTGTTGGCAGAATTCGAGGAGAAGAATGGCGTTCGTAGCTAAGGACAAATCGAAGCATACCAACATCGACAGCATGAGACACGCCGATGCGAAGTTTATGGCCAGCCAGCCCAAGCCGGAAGCGGTCGAACCGGGGGAAGAGGAGCAGGGCGAGCTTGAGCCTCATCACGAGCAGATTCACGAGCATCTGCGCTCGATGCACGAGCAGACGGGCGAGGCGCACAGTCATGTCGAGCATCACGGCGACGGAACGCACACCAGCCATCATGTGACCAAAGAAGGCGAGGTTACGGGACCGCACCATCACAATACGGCTGAGGAAGCGAAAGCCAAGCTGGACGAGTTCTTCAACGAAGAGGCCAAAGAGCCGCAACATGAGGGCGGCGAAGAGGGTTACTAATGCCCTGGGATGAGGTCATGCACAAATGGGGCGCCGGCCAGCTTCACAGCGAGTCGAAATCAGGCCCGCGTGTGCGTAATCAAAGGCAAGCTGTTGCAATCATGGAGTCAGAGAAGCGTAAGGCCGAAGGTGGAAACTCTGAATATCAGCCATCAAGGAGGGCAGCCGTGAAGATGAAAACGGTTAATCTAGGCAAGAAGGGCAGCTTCCAGGAGCATCCGGGCGCGGAGCATGAGGCATTGGGGATACCGTTGGGTGAGAAGATACCGGAAGCGGCGCACGAACGGGCTGCTCATTCCAGAAGCCCGCGATTGCGGCACATGGAAGCCAGCGCGAAGGGTTTCAAGGCGATGCACAAGGGGTAAGCGATGGGATCACCATACGGCATTGCAACGCCGCTGGTTAATTATCTGGCGGGAATCCCGAAGAGAGCTACCGATGCAATGAGCGGAGATTCATTGCGCCGGACACTTGCCGATAAACTCGGTATTCCTTTGCTTTCGCCCGATGCTGTACCTGATACCAGTTGGCACGATCAGATGATCCGAGAAGCTCAGAAGAGTTTTCAGGGGCATCCGGTGATACAGCCTCCCGTTGCGCCACTAGCAAAACAAGTGAAGGTGAAATAATGGACTTCGAGCGCCAAAAGTCGGTGACCGATGAATTTAGGCGTAACTGGGAGCGCATTTACCGCCAGCAGGAAGAACGCAAGAAAGAGAAGCAGACGACATATCCCAACGGTTGCCCGATTCTCACTGAGGAGCGCGTAGATGGCTGAAGACACCGCCCAACCGACACCAACGCTCACGCCGCTAGCTCCCCGCGATGATTGGGCTGATTGGGTTCCCGGTAAATACGCATCCTTCCCTGTTTCGCCGGAGCCGATGTTTGGGCCTGATGAGCTGGGCGAGTACAAATCTGCAATCGATGACATGGATGAAACGGTAACGCGGGCGGATTCGGCGGCGCGTATCTTCGAGGTCATGCAGGCGGCAGAGGCGCAATTATTCAGCCGCGGCTACCATTTTCTGAATTCCTCGCGTAATGGTTGGGCGCTTTATGGCGGAGTGAATGGAGCGCGGGCCAGCGGACAGGAGATTCTACAGACACATAACGCCGGTAAGTTATTTAGCTGCAATGTATACTCTGCACGGCAAGACAAGATCAATTCAATTCTTGCGGTAGATGTGCCGGGGCTGACATTTGTTCCCAAGCGCGATGCTGACCCAATGGATCAGGAAGCGGCGGACGAGGCGAAGAAATACCTCAAAGTATGGCTGAATGATGCCGGAATCAAAGAAATCGTGGGCGAAATCTCCGATCTGTTCTATACCGACGACCGGGTTGTTCTCTACACCCGCTCAGTGGCGGACGAACAGGAATGGGAGACAGAGACGCCGGACGCGCCCCAAGTTGCCTCTGGAGCGCCTGAGCAGGAAGGTGAGGCTCCAGAGACGGAGAACGAAAAAGAACCAGTAACTAAAGAGGTTCCCGCCGTAAAAGAAATTACCACAACGCATGGGAAGTTAGAGGCCAAGGTTCCGATAGCTGCAAATAATCAGCGCAGTATGCCGTGGATTCGGCTCATGTCCGAGGAAAACGCGAATACCCTCAAAGAGCGTTATCCGTGGATAGCCGACAAGATCAAGGGTGGCGGAACGAGCGGCAAGGACCAGATTGACCGCCAGATGCGGATTCTGGTTAGGCTGGCCGTGCAAACATCCTCAAGCTCCGGGGAAAGCTGGCAACAAGACGCGACAGAAACATTCACGTGGTATCGTCCAAGCCATTATCGCTCGATAAAGAAGGATGATGTACGCAAGGTATTTAAAGAGAACTTCCCTGATGGTTTGTTAGTCGTTCACGCCGCTGGAGAGTTTGCGTTTTGCCGCAACGAGTCCCTGAATAAGCATTTGAAGGTCATCCACGCGAAGAAGGGTCCAGGGCAGAATCGCAGGGCTATCGGAACAAACTATCTTCCCCTACAAAAGATTCTCAACGCTGAAATCTCGCTGGTAGACCGGCAATTCCGTTCGGCTATTGCAAGACGTTTCCACAATTCAGAGCGCATCAACTCTGAAACGCTGAATGGGCAGATGAATGACCCGGCGAAGAGTACGCCGGTGCTGGTGCAGAACGCCAATGAGAAAATCTCTGATTTTACGGCAGTTGAAAATATTGCACCTGTCAATACAAGCATCATGGAATTTGTCCAATGGCTGATTCAGGGAGCTCCAGAAGCGATGGACGGCGGCGAACCGGCCATGTTTGGCGCTCAGACAGGCGAGAACGATCAAGGGGTATATCAGACAGCAAAACTCAAGCGCGACGCGGCGCGGGGCATCTATGCGGTTCCGTGGGCGCAGATTTGCATAGGGTTGGCAAAGGCAGTGGAGCAGGCCGTCCAGTGCGCGGCCAAGAATCGCATAACGTCGATTCGTTCCAATATACCCGGACAAGGCAAGTTGGAGATTGAGTTAGGGAAGTTACAGGGAGATGCGCTGTGCTATCCAGAGTCGATGGATATTCCGCAAACAATCGCGGAGCAAGAAGCGCAAATGGCGGAATTGCTGGAGAACGGCAAGAACATAGCAATTTATCAGGCGATTGCAACCGATCCCCGTAATTTGACAGTGTTCGCAAACTTCCCATCGCTTTCAGGACTTGAAATACCCGGTTTGGATTCAGTCGAGCAGCAACAGGGAGAGTTTGAGCTATTGCTCCAGTCCGGTCCACTGGATAATCCGCAACTAGCGCAGATTCAAAAGCAGATACAAGAAGGCCAGACACACCCCGAAGCGCAGACGCCTGAAGGCCAGCAGGCAATGCAGCAGTTGCAGCAAATGGAGCAGCAGTTGCCGCCTAAAGTGTCGAGCGTCCCTGTAGCTCAGGACGGCAGCGAAAACCACCAGATTCATGCACAGATTGTTCTTGGACTGGTTACCTCGCCAGAGGGAAGAAAGCTCAAGAACGGCGACCCGCAGCAACAGGCGATTTATCAAAACCTCATGCTTCATTGGAAAGAGCATGTGGAGATGAGCCAGAAACTTACTCCTCCTAAGGAAATGGAATTCAAGGGCAGCATGACGGTTGACCCGAGCAAGTACGGGCCGGAGGTTCAGTCCAAGATATTCCAGGCGGCGGGATTGCAGGTAAGCCCGGAAGAGGCGACAGATACCCATGAACTTGTACCGCATGAAGTGACAACCGAGAAAGAGGGCGTGGACGAGCAAGGTGTTCCGGTCAAACAGAAAATTGCAATGGTGAATCCGGGCGGGAAGTTAGGTTGATGGAATCGCTATTTGGCGTAGCGGTGTTTGCGATCCTGATGATTGTGGCGTTTGAGGTTTTGAGGGAATATCTCAAGAAATTCAAGTAAGGCGCGAGAGCGCGGAAGTGAGGAGACATGGCAGATGAAAGCGCAGTAATGGATGCTGTTGAAACCGGCGCAGAGGAAGTCGAATCTGGGGCCGAAGAAGTTGAGCAGGGGCAAGAACAGGTAGACGAGGGCGAAGCCGAAGAAAAAGGCGGCGACAAAGGCCCTTACACAACTCAGTTCTCTCGCGAATACCGGGCGGCGATGAAGGCGCTCGAATTACAGCACCCGGAGCAAAAGAAGTTCCTCCAGCAGGCCCGTGACAACCATGCGCGGCTCTTTGCCCTGACTCAGCTTGAGCCAAAGGGCATTGACGGTGTGCGCGAACATTACGCCATGCTGGATGGTCTTGTGCGCGGCGACTTCAAGGGGCCGGAGGCACTGACTGCGATTCAGGAGGAGCTTGCCGGGGTTGAAGAAGTAGACAACCTGCTCATCAATGGCGATCCAAAAGCGTTTGACGCGCTAGGCGAGGATTTTAACGCTGGACTGGCGAAACTTGCCCCGGCGTATCTTGAGCGCGTAGCGCAAACTGACCCGGCGGCGTTTGAGGCCGCCGTGTTACCACATTTTGTCTCCACGCTGGCCGGGAGCGATCTGGTCAAGGAATTCAACGCGCTGGTGGACGTTCTCAATGCAAAGGACGACCCGCGCTTTGATGATGCCACTAAAATGAAGTTCGCCATGAGCCAACTTGCCAAAATGGGTAATTGGCTCAATGGTTTACAGGCTAAAGTCGGAGAGATTAAGCCCGCTGGAGCGGCGAAGGATACTCAACAGGCTGACCCCCAAAAAGAAATTGAGCGCGAACGTCAAGAACTTCATTGGGAGCGGAGCATCTACCCCGAAGCCGGTAAACTCGTTCGGCAGAAATTCAATGAATTATTGGCTCCTCTTCAAAAGCGCCTAAAATTGACCCCAAAGCAGGTCGATTCAGCCTTTGCCGACTTCAAGAGCAAAAATACTGCTGCATGTGAAGCAGACGCGGACTATATCCGCCAAAAGAATTTCTATCGGGGCCAGAAAAATCCTTCCCCAGAAGCAGTTCTCAACATGGTTCGGGCGCAACTTGCCAAAACAGGGAAAACTGTATTTGAGCAGGTAAGGTCTGAGCGTTGGGAGGGATTTCTTTCTGGAACGCCTAAACCAACTCCGCAGCCCGGAAAAGATGGAAAGATTACACCTAAAGGCCCAGCATCGCCAAACGTCGAGGTTCGTACCGTGATGCCGCCACGCAATGAAATCGACTTCCAGCACACGCCGATTGATTGGATGGCAAGCACTCGACCGGGCGGCAAGCAGTACAGGCTTTTCAGTGGAAAGGTGATTCAGGTTCGACCGGCGTAGGCATTTGTGCTATGCTTTTTGGTAGAGATTGAGTGCAGGCTGTAGGGAGTCCGGGGGCGCAATACTTTAGCGGTCCTCTAAAGACCTTCTGGCAGGCCGGAAAGACGGCCACTAGATTCAGGCCCGTTCTCAGCCGGGTTTCTAAAGAGTAAGCCCTGAATGAAGCAGTTGATGGGACATCAACGCCGGGGCGCGTAAGCGCAGCCGAGCTTTATTCAGGAGCATTAACATGGCAGTACCGATGGTAGAACTGGCCGCAGAGGCCATTGAACTTGATGCGTGGGTACAGGAAATTCCTGATTATCAAGCGCATTTCGACCGTTTTCTCACCCGCCTCGAAAAATCCGCTCACAAAATGGACATTTCCAATAACACCACTGGCGGCGGGTATACCCGTCAGCCGATGCGTGTTCCGTTCCGTGGGCAGGGTGGGGCGACAATCCAGCAGGCAACCGCCGACACTTCCAGCTCAATCTTTATCTGGAATCGCGGCACTGGCTCGAACTATGGCGGCTTTACCGCTGCGCCTGTACGTCTGGTCAACACCTGCGAAATCTCCAATCTTACCATGCAGGCGACCGAGGGCAAGGATCGCGGCCTGGTCAAGATCAAACGCGAGGAGTTGCAGAACTCGCTCAAGGTCTTTGACAATGGTGTGGAATCTCTTCTGCACCGCGATGGCTCAGGCACAATCGCAACCATTACTGCGACCGGCAGCGTCAATAGCACGTCTGGTGGTGGATTGATTGGCAGTGCAACCTACTCCAGCATCACCGGCATCGATAATGCGGCTGCGCTCCAAGACCAGCAGACTATTACCTTCCTGTCGGCGGTCGGCGGAACAAACCATGGCAGCGCAACCATCTCCTTTGTCGATCCTGTCTCCAATACCATCTACAGCACTGCCGCATGGCCGGGTACGGCTGGCGGGCCTGTGGCTGGTGACATCATCGTGGTACAGGGCGGCACTGGCGCATCTGCATCGTCTATTCTCGGCAAGGATTACTGGCTCCAGAATGGCAACGTAGGCACCATCGCCGGCGTGAGCAAGGCTGATTGGCCGGGCCGTCTTTCGACTCCGACAATCAACTTCGGCGGCACGGGTTCACTCGTTCCGCAGACCCGGCAGCGCACTGACGCCATTCGCATGAGAGCGATGGGCGACGATTACGAAGCGAACGAGACTGCATTTGTGCTGGCGAATCCCGCGCAGGGCGTGGCACTCTCCAATCAGTTCTACAACCCCGGCTACACCCGTCTGGACGAGGGCGAGAAAGAGCGCGTCCCTGATCTGGCCCGCAAGCAAATGCAGGACACAATCCTTGGTTGGGATGCTGTCTGGGCTTCAACTGCTGAAGCAACCCGCATGGACCTGATTGTTCCCGACACCTGGTATTTCGGCGAACTGTTCCCGACCCGCCTGCACGAGTGGACCCCCGGAAACACGATTGCCGCCGTACCCGCAGTCGGCGTATCGCAGACCCCTGCGGCCACGTACTATGACTCGCAGATGTTTGCATACGAGCGTGGATTCCAGCTTGTTTGCAACGATCCCAAGAAAAATTTCTACTGGCAAGGTCTGCCTGTAGTCAATCTGTAACGCATCATAACCGCTTAGGGGGTGAGCGCATCATCCCCGGAGACAGAGACATGAAACTTGATGAGACAGTTCCGATTGAGACATTCCTTGATGTTCTGCTAATCGAGGAGATTCCGGTACAGGACGCAACAGATACCGGACTTGTGACAGCAGATGGAAGGCAGATTATACGTTCGGCCAAGGCCGCACGTAAGCCGATGACTGGCAAGGTGCTTTCCTGCGGCGAACGATTCCCGATGTCTGGCGTGTGGGTAGACAATCCCTATCGCCCCGGTGATGTAGTGCGAACCAATGAGTTTGGGCGCGACTACATTATTCTTAACCCCGATGACGAATTCAGGCCGGACGCGGTGAAGTATTACCTGATTCGGTATGAGGACGTGATTGGGCGCTTGGTGCTGAAAGAGAATTTAGAACCAGGCTATTCTTCTGTTTTCTATGATCCAGAGGATGTCGTGAATGGAGTACAGATACCTTCTGGACTAACAGAGGAGCAGCGTAGCGAAGCTGTCCGCATAGCCAAGGAATATACACATGCGTAGGCATTGCCCATCGTGGTTTCAAGACCGGCTAACCCGCGTCGGTGGGCGTAATCCGCACGGCGAGCCACGATTCAAGCTCGTCTGGTGCGAATCGGAAACCATGCGCGATGGCGGTTATTTCGTGCGTGATGGCTATGAAGGCTACCGTGATGTTCCGGCCTACGGCGGCGATAAGTCATGGGCGATTGTGATGTGGGAACCAGCCTACATGCACGGCACGGCATACCGCTGGTACAAGGACCACACGGACGAAAACACTGGCCTTGTGACTCTTGGGCAGTATCCCTATCACGGGCGCTACCGGGTCATCAAAAAGCTGATTCACCGTGAACTGATTAACGGTGATTGCCACACTTGGAGAATGGAGCCGACACACTTCATTCTGGACGTGATGATTCCGCTTATCATCGGCTGGAATAAGCTCTCGAACGTGCAGCGGCTTGCGGTGATTGCAGAAAAAAAGGAAAAGGAAGAGAAAGAGGCTGACCGGCTATTAGAAGATTCAATGTCGGCTTGCCGAATCAGGCGTGACTCGCCGATGGTGCAGAAACGCCTTGAATTGATGGAAAGAACGATGGAGCAGGCTATGACTATCGCTGCTCGGACTCAACGCGGTATTCACCAACTTGGAGCGTAGAGACATGAACGCAACGATTGAAGTTGAGGCATTTTGCAGAGATGTTAAATTGCCCGAAGGCCTGAGGTTCCACGAATGGGAGGATTCGACAACGGTTCGCGCTGTTCCCGATGTTGGGTCAAACGTATTTATCGATGCACAGATGATCGCGGTTGAACGAATATCTGATGGCGCATTGAAGACGATGGAAATTTCGCACCTAAAGGGCAATGGGAACGCGCCCATTGTGGTACAAGTCACTGAATTATCACAGGCGGTGGATAAGGCCATCGCGGAACTAGGAGCGTAGAGACATGGAAACAATCAAGCAGGTTCATGGATTCACCGATCCGCTTTCCGCTTCGCAGATGCGAACGCAGAACCCGGACCTTTTCGACACGCGGCTTCCCCGCATGTTCCCGATTCACCGGCACATCTACATTTACTCGACAGCGCGGCGCGACTTCCCTAAGAAACATGTCTACTGGAAGCAGGGCGCGTTGCTCGGTTGTCACAAGGGTGAGAGGTACGTTTGTTGCGGATCAATTCCTGACCCTCCACAGCAATTATCTGTCGATCCTGACCGTGGCGGCTTGAGAGTAGATGTAGAGCCGCGAGACGAGGCGGGCTGGAGAGTGGCAATCGACATTCTCAATCCCAACAATCCGAGCCTCGATCCGTACATCAACCTCAACAGCCAGCAGTCGGCTCTTTATGCAACAGGCCAGAATGTTGACCTGATTCGCTATGGACTTTTCCCGTCGCTTAACAATCCTCCCAAAGAAGAAGAGATTCTCAGGGCGGAGAAGGCGCGGGATGAAAGCTATCAGAGACTTGTGGATGAGGCGTTTGCGGAGCAGGCGTCGAATCCGCAGGGATTCAGGATGTGGCTGCGAAACAATCCAGACATCAACACGGCCATGGAAGCTCTTGGCATTACCGCAGACTGGCATACAAAATCTGAAATCAAGGCAACCTGCCCGAATTGCGGAGACACAATAAAGGCTGGTATTGCCTTCCACAAGTCTAGTGCCGGAGTGCTTTGCATCATCGACGCTGAGAGAGCGGCCAAGGCGGGCGTGAAGATGCAAGAAGAGGATGAGCCGCAAAGACGTGGGCCGGGGCGTCCGCGCAAGGAAGTAGCGGCCTAACAGCTTGGGCGGAGGGCTGTGGGGCTTGATTCGGTGCCATGTCTCCATCGGGTTTGCAACGCGGCACCGCCCAAGTAAGTTGAGAGGGGTTTGCTATGGCAGAAGCGGTAGTTGGCGGAAATATTAGGTATCCTTCGCTGCAATCTATCGCAGACCTCTTCCGTGTGTCGATCAATGATTCCTTTGCCGGGGCGACAAATACACCGGGCGAAGGTCTTGTGATGACGAATAGCAATCCAGACCTTCTCACTTTTATGGGAAGCTCAATTAGAGACATGTACTCTGACCTCCGCAATGTGGGCGATCCCGCTCTGCTTCTCGACAACTATCTCTTACTCGGTATCCCGCCGTTAGCAGAAATAGACCCGACAGTGCAAGTCTGTCTCTCTTATGCCGGGTATTTCAATGGCTATATATGGAGCAACTTATGGACACTCCCTATTAGTTGCCAGACGGTTGAAAGGCTTTGGGAGCGCTGGAGTACCACGGCACCGGGTGGGATATTCGTACCGATGGAACCTGCTCCTTTTGGACTTCCGCCGATTCAGCAGACTGCCCGAATGGGCCAATGGGAAATGCGCCAAAATGCAATCTGGATGCCAGGAGCGATGTTGCAGGTAGATTTGCGGATTCGTTGCCGCATAACTTTTCCACAAGTTCTCGATCCTGCCAATGTTGATTTTGATACAGCATACGTGCCGATTCTCAGTTGTGAAAATGCAGTTGAGGCCGGAATGCGAAAAAAGTATGCTGCTCGTTTTGCTCCCGAATTGAAGGCCGATGCAAAGCAAGACTACGAAGATTCTTTGTTCAAGTTGAAACTGGAAGTCAATCGCCAGATGCAGAACACCGAATATCAGCGCATTGAATACGGAGATGAGGCCACGGAAGGGTTTGGAATCTGGTCGCAACTCTAACGGCGCGAGGAGCGCCTTAACCGAAGCAATGTGTCGAGGAGGCACATCCAACATGGCAAATCAACTGCTTTTGAATCCTTTCCCGCTTGGCGTCAGCGAGTCGCAATATTTTCAGGAACTCAATGGCTCCATCCAACTAGCCGGAAGCGCAGTCACAACCGGCGAGCCGATTAACTGGAGCGATCTTATTTCTGGTATTGGCTACAACGAAGTCAACTATCTCGGCAATGGCGTAAACGGCAATGGCGCCGCTCTTGTCACCGCTCTTACAGCTTCAGGTTCCGGGTCAACGGCGATTATCACCGCAACCAGCGCATCCAATTTTTCCGTAGGCCAGCAAATTCGTTTCAAGGGATGTACTTCGACTCTTGGACTTTTGCTGAATGGTCTATCTTTTACCGTGACCGCCTCCACTCCTGGGACATCATTTGTGATCTCGTCGCAGTTGACAGGATCGGGAAGCGGCGAAACCGGCATGGCGATTGTGGACAAAACCGTTCACCCGCTTCTTGTCGGGACAACGCCAACACAAACCATCACCGTAACGGCCATATCTCCATCCGGCTCTGTCTGCACGGTAACGGCAGCAAACAATCTGCTCCCTGGCGCACAGGTCATCTTCGGGACATTTACCACTGGTACACTTGGCCCGAAGCTGGTTTTGGCAGGGCCGATGTATGTCCTTGCCTCTACCAGTTCCGCGTTCACGGTCCAGATGCCTTCGGCGCTCACCGGCTCGACAGGCGCTTGCACGGCAACCGGGATTAATCCTCCACAACCGTTCTCTTGTCTGTTCTGGTCGAGTCTTGGAAGTGGTTATGAGTATACATATTCCAGCGCAACTGGAGTATTGTATGCGCAGACCACTGCTGGATTTACCCCTGCTGGCACAAACGCGGCATCTACGCTCTCCATTGGCGCGGGCACCCCGGCGACATACCCGGTTGGCACTGCCGCAAACACGGGATCAACAACGCTGGTAGCCACTGGGGCTGTCACGATTCCTTTGGCTGCACAGGTATTTACCGGCACAGCAGTTGCCGCCGCTGGTCTGGCCGCTCTTGCCGCTGGAGCTTATCCGGCTGGCGTTCTTGGAGATGTCATCAAGTGGACTGCGAAGTTCCCGAAGGTGGCGCAGTTCTAGGGAGAGTTCATGCACGGAACCACGGGAACGCCCGTACCACTAGCAACACTGGGAGGGCTGGTCACTTTAGCCAGCCCCGACAGTTTGCCAGAGGGCGCGTCTCCGCGTTGCTATGACAATGACTATCTGGTAGGGCAGACAGAAACACGAGATGGTCTGACGAGCCAATATCAGCCGCTTGGCATAGTGCCTATTGGACCAAATGCTCCTACTGTTGCTGCAACGGACAGCGTTTTACCATGGACCAATCCATCTAACATTCTGCACGATGATGGAAGTTTCGCGTCAGTCGCGGCCTATCCAGCATCAGGGAATCTGTATGTAACTGGATTCGTTGAAAATCTTCCATCGACGGATAACCCGCAAGTCTATGAAGTTGCACTCAAAGGGTGGAGCGATTCAAACGCACAAGTATCTGTCAGCCTGATTCTCGATGGAGTATCGATAGGGAATCCACGCACTATAACGCTTCCGTCCAGCAATTCGACCATCACTCTTGGCTCATTGTTAGACGGATGGGGAGTTTCGCTTTCATATTCTCAAATCAACGATCCTAGTTTTGGGCTTGCAATCAGCGTCAATTCTTCTTTCCCGCTAGCGCAAGCGTTTCTTGATTATGTAACGATAACTGTTGGAGTAAATGAGGCAGCGGAAAACTTCGACTTCATAACGACTTTCACAGCGCAGAATGGCTCGGTAAAGAATCTTTCCCTTGATGCTGCCGGAAACTTCTACATAGAGGATGTGACAAACAATCCCGGCGTATTGACGCTTGCAATGGATGGAATATCTCCTAACTCCTTCGCGGTTGGAGTTAATGGCCCGGATGTGGAATATCTGGCGTTCAACGATCTTACCTCCGGCTCGGATATGCCGCGCCAGTATACAGCGAACTGGATTGATCGCATTACGCAAGTGGGACCGGGTGCAGCGCCCGCATTTTCTCCGGGGGCGGCAACCGCCAACACATTTGCAATTTCTACAATCACGCAAAATCCCGCTCACTATAACCATAACAATCCGGGCAACTTTGATTCATTGCTGTGGTCAGCGGGGCCGGGGAATACTCAGCCGGGAAACACAGTAACCGTTTATTACGATCTGCAATATGGTGAGCCGGGATGGGAGGATTTTACTCTTGTCGATGCTTTCAATTCCGGTCAATCTGTTTATGTATATATCAGCGGCGCAAGCGTGGGCACCTTTGCAAACGGCACATATCTGGTTACTAGTGTCGGACAAGGACTTCCACCCGGACTAGACCACTGGAGATATTTCTTTACCTTCCAGATACCGACAACGAACTATCAGAATCTTGTCATCACGCCGGGGCAGTATCAAATAACTGTTGCGACAATGACAACCAGTGTGCCAGTTCCTAACCTTGAAATCGGGAACAATATAACTATCTCTGGAAGTTCTGTTGCGAGTTACGATTCATCATGGCCGATCTCAGAAACACTTAATTCCGGCGCAATGGCAATTACAGAAAGCTCTGTAGCTTCCGGCGTGGCGACTCTGAACTATTCTGTTTCGCAAGGAACTCCTCCCGTAAAGGGCCAGCTTGTCACGATCACAGGAACGACAAATGCCAATGGCGCACTGAATCAAACGAATGTGCCGATAACCTCTTCAACGGCTTATGGGGGAATTGTCAGCACATCCGGCACGGCTGTTACATGGGTAAGCGGAGACAATTTTTCAAACCTAAGCGCGGGACAGCAAATTGTCATTGCAGGAGCGTCTTATATTGTTGCGGCCAGTCCTGCGCCCACTTCTACAACTCTTTCGGTGACCTCCACGGCAGGTACGCAGACGGCAGTTCCGTACAATTCAGGAACGCTCATCAACGGCACTTTCACCTATGCTGTTTCGACTCCCGACGCTGCATCTGCGCCGGAAGAGGGTCAGGCTACTACGGCAGGCACGATCTTCGCATTTGATCCCGGAGTGAATACGCTAGGTGGTCTGACTGATCCCATCTATGGAAATGCCAACGGCGGGACATTGGTATTTACGAGCGCAGTTGCTCAACTTATTGGAACGGGGACACGGCAGGGAGTCGTATTCTTCATCACGCGCAACGGATACTGGACCTCTCCAAGCCCGCCAGTAACATTTACCTGCCCGGAAAACACGACAGCAATCAATGTCAGCCTTCCTATCGGACCACCTAATGTTGTAGCTCGTGGAATTGCGATCACTGAGCCGGGACAAAACGGAGTGCCGGGAGACAACTTCTTTACGATTCCTACTCCTGTAACTTACATTGTTGCGAATGTTTCATACACGGCAACCGCACTTATTATCAATGACAACACATCAACCTCCGCAAGTTTCTCATTCCCCGATACTGTATTATTGAACGCTCTTGCAGTTGATGTGCAGGGATTCAATCTATTCAATCAGATTGAGATAGGCGAACCAGGCTGGATTGTCCCGTATGCAGCGAGAAATTTCTATGGTCTATGCCGCAATAAGATTCAGAACTTTAACAATCTGAGTTTCGATGGCGGTTATTTACCGGCGGGAACATTGAATCCGCTAGGATGGACCACGCCGGATGCTTATGGGAGCCTTTCAGTTTCTCCGGTATTCGGAAACTCCTATTACATCAAAAACACGACTTCTGGAACGCTTGCAGTGGCAGGTCTAATTTCTCAAACGGCATACCAGGATGCGTACCAGCAGCCCATCATCAACATCAATACGGCCTATTCTGTGCGAATGACAGCCCGGACTCCATCAAGCAATACGACCGGGAATCTGGTTATTACGCTCACAGCCAATGGTGCGGTGATGGGGTCGTACTCATTACCATTTGCCGATATGACAAGCAGCATGGCGACCTATACCGGGACACTTCTGGTTAACGAATTTCCTACTGTTCCATCAGCTTTAATGCTGAATGTCTCGGCTCAAGGAATTGGCGCTGGCGCAGACGTGGAGATTGATCGCTTCGATGTGTTCCCAACCGCGATTCCGATTCTTACCACTACCGTTTATGGCTCCTATGCAAACGACGTTGAGCAGGTAGATGGAGTCACAGGACAAGGACTTTTCCAATCTGAGAATCAACAGCCGGTGAATGGCGCGGTTGTCATGTACGACACCTTCTATGGGCTGAAAGAATCGTCCATGTATTCATGGCGCAGTTCGCCGAATCTGGAACCCTCGCAGTGGGAGGAGCCGGAAGTAGCGCAGAGGGCCGGAGCTTGCGGAATCAATGCCTACGACTTCGGCGAACAATGGCTCGTGGAGGCTTGCGAGAATGGATGTTATCTTTATGAGGGCGGCCAGCCGGGAAAGATCAATCAGGAAATCTATCAGGTTTGGAAGGCTATCAACTGGCAGCAGAAAAAGTGCATTTGGGTAAGAAATGATGTTGTGGGACGAAGATTGTTTATCGGCGTTCCGATGGCTACGCCGAATTTCTGGTTGCCTAACGCTCCTGTAAATGCCAATCCAACCAGCCCGAACGTCATCTTGATGTGCAACTATCAGGGCATTGACTCAGGCGAGGGAATTAAAACGTCTCCGCAGATGCACACGACGATGTTTGGCGATCTGAAAGCCATTGACATGCGGCGCAAGTGGTCAATCTGGCAGATTCCTTCGCCATATGCGGCTTTTGTCCAGACCAACGAAGACCAAAAATTCTATATCTGCAATGGCGCGGGAAACTCCAAGATTTATGCGTTGGACCCGAACGCATCAGACGATGATGGAACGCAGATTGACTCGCTCTATATAACCTACGGGTTCCCGGATGCTACCACAAGGCAGAAGTTTCCTGCATTGGGTCCGGGAAATATCCGCGTTGGATACTTCGATTTTACTGGCGACGTGACAGAACACATGGATGTGCGTTTCCTGCCGAACCAGCTTATCGGTCCGGGCGATTCAACGGTTGGTTACAATCCGTGGACTATTCCGGGGGGATTTGACCCGATAGCGGGAAGTAACTGGAATCGCAAATCTAGTGTGAATTTCTTTGCCAACCGCGCTTTCGTTGAGTTCAGAGGAGCGGGATTCCGTGTGAGCGCATTAATTCTGACTATTTCAAAGGATGTTTGGAACTCTCCATGGGGGCCGAAATGAGCATTGGCGGCGATGATCTTTTGACGCAGATCGAGAATGAGAGTCCGAAGCTCGGTCAATATCTACGTGCTCACTTGGTCCCGGCTATTGAAACTTTGGCCACGAATACCGGCGCATCGGCAACCGGCTTTGTACCGGCGCCGGACCCGCCAGAGGGGGTTACGGTAAACCCTGTCAGCCCGGAGCATATTGAAGTGACGATCCAACACTCCGCGCCAGTGAATAAGGGAATCGAGTATTTTACGGAAGTTGCGACCAATTCAGCGTTTACGAATCCCCGCGTAGAGCATCATGGGGCTACTCGTTCGCCAGTAAACCCGATTTACCTTCCCACAAACGACAGCACCGGGACGGCGCACAACTATTATTTGCGCAGCTACGCTCAACAGCCGGGTTCTCCCCCTTCAACGCCACATGTCTACGCTGGAAACCCTGTCACCATGACCGGCACGACAAACGCGGATCATACGGCATCGACCGGCAGCGGAACGGCGGCGGCAAACGGCTCTCAGGGGGGTAGTGGGTGGGGCAAGGTTTTGCAGCGGCCAGCGGTCGCGCCGAAACGGAGCGTCTGATGGTGCGAGACTACCAACCCGGCGATAAAGAGGCGCTTGCGGCCATCCACGAGGCGCAAGGGCTGGATTACAAGTTCCCGGACGTGGATGGACCCCTATTTTTCGTAAAAAAGGTGCTGGTTGACGAAAGTGGTAAGATTATGGCAGCACTTGTGTTGCGTATCTGCGCTGAGACGATGCTCCTGATGGACCCGGAGCAGGAACCGCAGGAAAAGTTGACGGAGATGCAAGAACTCCAGTCTTCGGTTCTAAGCGAAGCCTACAAGCAGGGGTTGGACGAAATTCACGCTTCTGTCCCTGAGATTGGCTTCGATAAGCGGCTGATTCAGTTGGGATGGGAAAAAGGGCGTTCCGGCTGGCATCTATGGACGAGGGCGACTCATGCGTGACGCAAAGAATCAAGCTAAAAGCGCGGCGACTATTGCAGGACAAACTGGCGCTCAGTTGGGCGCTGAAGCGCAGGGAATCGGCGCAAATCTTACGCCGTTTCTAACCTCAGAACTCGAACATCCTCAAGGATATTCCCAGCAGGATACCTCAGCCATGCTTGCTGCTGGACTTGGCGGGGCTGGCGGGGCCGCGTCTGGTATCACCGGGCTGGCAAACAAGGAAGCAGCAACCTCGCGCAATGCCGGAGGGTTCCAATCCGCCCTTGATGATGCCGCTAGACAGCGCATGAAGGCCGCTGCCGGGGCATCTGAGGGAATTGCAGCCACCAATGCCAATTTGAAGCAGACGCAACAACAGGACGCTGCCAGGGGCTTGCAGGGCATGTATGGGACGGATACCAGCGGCATGTTGGGAGCTACGGGGCAGGAAGCGAACGACATTAATGCAGAGGTTAACGCTAGTAAAACGGG